CTAACCCTAAGTTAGATGTTGGTAGTAAATCTAATAGTCCCATATTAATTGTTTTTTATTTTATTATAAATAGTTTGTTTATTTTATTATCTCATTGGATGTAGGTTGATACCTATAGCTTCATTTAGTTTATTTGCCCCTATGCTTATATTACCTCCTTCTTTAACTGCTGCTATCAACTCTCTTAATAAAGCTTCTACATTTCCTCCTCCAGTACCGCCAGTTGCGTTTCCTGTTAGACTAGTTCCACCCATTATTACATCGTCTTTTCTAAATTTAAGAGGTTTTTGTCCTGGACGTAGTATAAAGTCTTGCATCTCTTCTGGTTTCTCTCCTCTTTCTCCAAAGATTTTATCTCCTAACCAGTCTCCAGCCATGCTTCCTCCAATTCCGCCTGCGACTGTACCTACTCCTGGTGCTACTGCTGAACCTGCTAGTCCGCCAAGGAAAGCTCCACCTCCTGATAGTGCTGCTCTACTTAGTGATTCTACATTAAAGCCTCCTTCGGCTATTTCCATTCCTCCTCCTATTAGTGCACCTAACATTGGAATACTCTTTAGACCACCCTTTAGTAAACCTTTTCCTAATCCCTTCATCATGCTTCCTCCGCCGGAACGTCTTAGAGCTCTTCCCATTGCTTTTGGATTTTTAACTAAAGTTTTAAGTTGTTTTCCCATTCCTGCACTTTTTCCTCCTCCTAAAGATTCAGATACATCCCCTATTGTAGATGCAGCTCCACCGCCACCGCTTACGTCTTTGGTAAACATTGGTCTACCTACGCTTGAACCTCTACTTCCAAATAACATACTCTTTGCAGCACTTATAGCCATTGCTCCTGCCATAACCCCTGCTAAAATAGCTGCTGCTCCTCCTGCTACTCCTAGCATTGCTTTTATTACAGGATTGGCTGCCATTGCTGCTAATACACTTGCCAGTTTATCTGTTACACTAGCGAGAGGTCCTGCAATTGCTGATTTTAAAGATTCTTTAATAGAGCTTACTGATTTGTCAATTTTACTCTGGGTGTCTAATTCTTGTTCCGCTAGTGTAACGGTCTTATCCTGTAGTACTAGTTTTTCTAATTGAGATGCTTTTTCAAATTCTCCTGCTTTCTTCAGTGCACTTACTCTTTCATCTAATGCTCTTTTTTGAACACCGTCTAGTTTATTTAACTGTTCTGCTTTTACTAATGAATCTGCTAATTCATCTGTAGACATTCCCATAGATTTAGCTAATGCATCCTGCTGGAGAACATTCATGCTTTGGAACTTAGCTAAACCTCCTGTTTGTCTTAGCATTTCTGATGCTGCTTCTGCTGTCTTTCCTTGAAGAGCTAGTGCTCTTGCCTTTTCTAAGTTAAGTTCTTGTCCTGTTAGTAATTCTGCTTCTAATTCTGAAGAGATTGAATCTTCAAAGTTTAGTAACCCGCTAGACATATTCTTAGCTTGCTGTAGGCTAATTCCTAACTTCTGTACCTGTACAACTGCTTTTCCAAGTAATTCTGGGTTGTTTTTATATTGTGCTGCTAATTGTCCACTTGTTTTTAGGACTTCTTGCATTACTTTCTTATTACTAAGGACTCCTTTATTTGTCTTACCCATTGAGTTATAGACCTGTTCTTGAGATTGCCCAGTAAGAAGTGAGTATTCGTAAATTTTAGCAGACTCTTCAGAGGTTAATCCTGTTACCTCCATCAACTTAGCCTGTGTTGTAAGCATATCTGCAGAAAAAGTTACTGATGTTCCTAAAGATTCATTTAGGTTTGCATTTGCAGCTGCTAGGTCTTTGTAGTTTGCATATATGTTATTTGTACTTTGCTGCATGTTGTAGAACTCCTGGTTCATAGCTTTTGCTGCAGAAGTAGAAAGTCCTAATGATTTTTGTATTTCAAAAGTTCTTGCACTAAACTGTGAACCTATTTCATATAGAGTCTTAAAATACTTTGTTACAAAGGCGATTTGAACAGCAGGATCTCTTAAACTTTCTCCTACCATTTGAAAAGTCCCTTTAATTGCTGTTCCTGCTGTCTTCCAAGCACTTCCAGTTTCTTTTGCTGTATCTCGAATTTTTTTATTAAGATCTTCTATAGCTTGAGACTCTACTCCTATTTTTTGAAGTGTTCCTGCAATTCCTTTAAAAGCCATTCCAGTAAGTCCAATTGTCTTTTGAATATCTCTTTCAATTTGGATTTCTCTTTCAGAATGCTTTACAATTTTATCAAGGTAACTATTCTTTAGATTTAAAGCTGAGTTTATTTCTTTGGTGTAGTTGGATAGTTCTTCAGAGTATCTTATCTCTGCTGCGGAAGCTTTACCGTACCTTATCTTTGTCTGCAGTGCTTTCTGTTCTTCAGATGCTCTTTCTCGAGCTTTGTCTAAGCTTTGTATTTCTAAACCTAACTGCTTATTCAGATTACCTAACTGCTTTACAGTAAGTACGTTCTCATCATTTTTATGATCTGCTAATTTCCTAGCTATCCCCTCTACGCTATTTAACCCTCTTTTAAAAAGAGTAGTTGCCTTTGTTGACTTATCTAAATCTGCTACTACGTTTTTTATTGTAGTGGATATTGCTCCAAAGACATCTTCTAAATCATGAGCCTCCCTAGACATTAGTTCAAATAGCTTCGTAGCTCTAGCGGTGTCGCCTTGCATTCCCTTTAGCTCGTTAGTTAGATTTGGGAATCCATTTCCATCTAAACTTATAATTTTTTTGTTTAAGGCTTCTATTGCCTTTGCATAGTCGTCAAAAGTCTTTTGCGGTCCTTGATTTGCCATAGTGTTTTATATACATATAAATAGCAAAAGGCATCATTTATTAGATGCCTTCGTACTGTATGTTGGTGTCATTGCTTTTTGAACAATATCTGGTGGTGCTACTTTATTGCCGTTTTTAACTGGTTTAAGTTCATCATCATTTTCTGCATTTAACTTATCGTAATGTTCTTGCAGTGTGCTGAAGGTAAATCTCCTTAACCATACTGGCATATTGTAAACTGCCTCCCAATCATAACCTCCTTGTCCATGAAAGACTATTTCATGTATTTGCCTAAAAATGTTTCCTCTAGTTTCCGGACTCAGGCCAAAAAAAGTTAGAATTAAATTGAATGTTGATGTCCTCCTCTTCACCAAACTCTGTTTCAAATTTAATTTTTGTTTCTACTCCTGGGGATATCTGAGCATAGTATTCTCTGAATGCTCTAGAGTCTCTAGCTAAGAAGGCTGTATCTACAAACTGTCTCACTGTACCTCTTTCGTAGTTTCCGTTGATTGACAATATCATATACTTTAGACGTGTTGTCAATTCGTTATTAGCGTTCTTGTTTAGTTTTTTTAATCCCTCTAATTCAGCATCAATATCTCTATCGTCTTTTTGTGTTAATAGCCTGAAGGTGATATTATTATCTGTATTTGGAAGTTTATATTCAAACTCATTCTTACCTTTTTCTTTTATTATACTTTCGTCTAATTCTTTAAGCTGTAATGTAGATAAATCTACTGTTACTTTTTCTCCTGCGTATTGAAAGTCATAATCTTTTCCGTACCCTAAAATACGTGCAGCCATCATAACTGCATCCTTATCCCCTATAAGCAGGTCTGAGTAGTTGATTGGTGAGATGATTAGTGATTGTAGTAATTTATCAATAACTACTCCTTGTCTAATGTAATTTGAATTTGTTAAAATATCTTCTTCCTTAGCGGTCATATATTTCATTTCAATTTTACCTTCTGCTAGTGGGGAATCTTTTGGATAAAGAAGTCCTTTTGAAGGAAGGTCTACCGTTTCGGTTGGTAGGTTAAATTTGTTTTCCATAAATTTTATTTGTTAGTAACTTTTTCTATATATAAATATATGAATAAAACTTTTTTAAAACAACAAAGCCTGACGATTGCCAGGCTTGTTAATTTTTATTTGAATTTTATTAGTAATTCAATACACAATAATCCATTGCTATTGAGATTCCTATCTCTACTACTCCGTCAGCAGAAGTCCAGTCAAATTGTCCAAAATCTCCTTTTGTTAAGAAAGCTCCTTTGATAATCCATTCCCCTACGATATCTCCTACAGGTCCTAGAATATTAAGAGTTAAATCTTTCTTATAGAAATCTGAATATCCAGCTCTACCTGTTACTGATTCGTATCCTAGACGAGCCCATTCCATTACTGCTTGAGCACCTGAAGGTGTGATTGGTGAGTATAAAGTCATATCCATATTCTCCCAGTTTCTTTTTCCTCTTATTTTTCTGTAAGAGTTAATGTGATCAAGTTTGATCTCTGAATCTGTGAAGTTAGGAGCTTTCACGTTTTTAATCATGAAGGCTGGGATATTGTCTATATACATTACGAACCTGTGTTGAACCATTGGTTCGAAGGCTCTGAACATTATTTCATTCGGATCTAATACTGCCATTTTATTTTTACTTATTTAATTATAAATATCTGTTTTTCTAAATATTATCCAAAAGTTGCTCCAGTTGGCTCAATTGTGAAGTCTAATACTACGAATTCAATTGTTTTAGCTGGTTGGATAAATATTTGACCTACTAATTGATTTCTATCTACAACATCTGCTGTGTTGTTAGTATCGTCCATTACAACTCTGTATGCATAAAGACCTTGTCTCTGTACTACTGACTCTAAGTAAGGATTTACCGTCGCTAAGAACTTATTTCTAGTTGCTATAGTGTTTTGTTCGAATACTAAGTTTCTTGCTTGGTCACCAATGAACTTCTTAAGTTCTATAAGTAAACGTCTTACATTAACTCTATCTAATGCTGATGCTTTAGTTTGTAATGTTTTTTGTCCGAATACTGATATACCTGATCCTGGGAATGTAGCAATTGGATTAACTTTTGCTGAATAAAGAACATCTCTATCGCCTTTAGTTAATTTTCTTTCTGCTTGAATTACTCCTCCGATTCCTCCTCTTACAAGTCCTGCCGGTGCAAACCATGGTGCTGATGAAGCATCTGTGAATGCGTATACTCCTGGTATTACTGTTCCTGCTGGAGTCCATTCATTTCTACCTGTAGCAGATTTGATTTGTAACCAAGGCCAGTAAGTTGCTGCATATGAACTATTCAATGAAGCTGCTTCTGTTGTTACGTTAGCTACTACCTCTCCTTGTTCTACTAAGTCTACTACTGCAATACAATCTCCTCTAGATTCTGCTAAAGCAATAAATGCATTTACTGTTGAAGTAAAATTAATATTTTTGTAGATTAAACCCGGTGTTGATACTATGTTGAATTGATACTCATCTTTATTTGCAAGTAATGATAGAGCTACTGCATAGTTTGCTGCTACTAATCCTTGTGCATCTGTAGATCCATTTGTAATATCCCCAAAGAATTTAGCTCCTGCTTTTACTGCTCCTGTAGCTCCTTGGAATGAACCTGAGTTTATTTGCGGTAAAGATGCTGCAAAAGTAAGACCGTTAGCATCTGTATTAACTGTGATACCGTCGTTTGCTAGGTAGTAGTTAGTTGGTAAATTAACGTTACTTACCCTAATGTAGTTAGAAGCATTTGGATACTCACCTACTGGATAGTTATAAGATGTTGAACCATCTGTTCCTACAGCAATATGTTGGTTACCAATTACTTTCTCAATATAATTATCTGAGTTTGGATCAAGATTTACATTAAATGTCTCTAGGATAGTTTTGTTATTTGTACTATCATTTCCCTGTCTTACTAGTATTGAGAATGTTCCTAATGCATTATTTACATTTGCAATTTCCCATCTTACGTTATCTGCTGATCCTGATACTAAAGATCCGTCTGAGTTTAGTGCTCCTGAGTCTGTAGCTGATGTAGAGTTATTGTAAAGAATTCCTTTTCCTAAAGTTTTTATTGCTATAGTAGTTGTTCCTGTTGCTCCACTGAAGTTTGTAGTAGTAGCCCCAACTACACTTGTATATCCGTTTAGTGTACTTGATAAAGTGTTAGTTCCTACTAAAGAAGCAGTCGTATTGAAAAGCAATCCTGTAGTTCCAGATGCTGCTGCTTTAATATTCCCAAGTGATGCACTGTATAGTGCTACTGATGAGCTAAAATTAAAAGCTGTTACAATTGCTGTTATTGAATCTGCTGGTGTTGATCCTGAAGCTACAAAAAGAGTTGTTGGTGTATTTGCTGGAGGAGTGCTTCCTGTTACTGCAATGTTAATTCCATTAATTGAGAAAGATCCTGTTGGTGTAATAAATGGTGCTAAACTTGCACTACTAATTGTAAGTGAAGCTGTTGTTGCAAGAATTCCACTTTGGATATTTGTACTAGTTGCTCCGTCATAAGTTCCTGATACAATTCTAGTTACTATAGCTGTTTGTCCACCATTTTGAAAATAGTTTTTTACTGCTACAGAAGTAAGGAATTCATACTGTCTGTTAGAAGCTGATAAAAAGGTTTCACCAAACTTTCTTACGTAGTCACTATATG